GTCTGCTTGTGCTGCTGAACGAATTACACGCTCTCCTACGTTTACTTTTTCAAGTTCCATAGTATTTGCTCGCATTGTGACCTTACGGCCATCATTTGCAAGTACAGTTGCATCCCAAACATAGTCAATAAAACGACGTGCCTGTTCAGGGCGCAGAATTCCAGATGCTGCAGTAGTCCCAGAAGGGTTTACGGCATTGGAACCAGATGTTGAACCTAGGGTTGCTACTGGGGTATTACCCAATGTGCTTGCACCTGGGTTAGAAACTCCACCAATACCACCTGACGCAAATGCGCCTTGGCCTTGATAAAGTCCTGGGGCAGTTCCGCCCACGTTACCAGATGTACCTGGTTGATTCTTTTCTATATTTTGTTCCGACATAATATTTCACCTCCAAGTGACTTTTTACTTAAATAGATCGGTTGTTTTGAGGAAACTCCCGCCCCATAGGGATTTTTCAACCATTTCAGGCTGATCCTGTACAATCTCTCCGAGATCGCCAGACTTTCGGAAAGCAGTATCTTGCTCTACAAGTTCTACACGCTTACCAAATTCATTAAATACATTTGTTGCTGATGCAATATCTTTTGCAACTGCTTCAAATGAGTTTTGCGCTACTTCAATATCAACCTTTGTAGACTTTAAAAGTTCTACTTCTGATTGTAATGATTTAACTATTTCTACTAGATCGCTAAAGGCTTTTTCAAGACCGTCATTGGTTTCTGTAACTGCTTCTGCGACTGCTTCTGCAACTACATCATCTGACTTAGATACATCTGCGTCTGTGTCTGCTACCTTTTCAATTTCTTCTACAACTGCTTCGTCTGACTTAACAACATCTGCTGTTTCTGTCTCTTCTGCCTTTGCAATTACTTCGGTAACTTCTTCAACCACGGCATCTGCCTCTGGAGCGACCTCTGACTTTGTTACTTCTACTAGTGCTTCTGTTTCAATAACTTCTGCAACTGTTTCTGTCTTTTTTGTCATAGGTTGTACCTCCTTGTTAATCTTAGAAGTATTAATGCCTTTAGCACTATCAACTAAGAATTTTATCATTGTTACTTTTTCGTTATCCGTTTTTTCAACGAATCCTATGTTTTCCATCTGGCTTCCTGTTGTTGGGCTTAACTCATTTTCATTTTCAGAAACCATAACGATACCAGATTCCTTATCATAAAAAACATTCTCCAATACTGTTTCATCTGCTTTAATAACATCTAGTCCGTCAACTTTTTCTACAGACATAATGTTTGCAAACTGATTTGCTGGTGAATCAACAAGACTCAACTCTACCAAATCATATTGCTTAATAATTCTAATTGCTTTATCTGACTTCTCGTCATAACCATCATCCCACTTGTTCATTCTTCCGCCAATTGAAAAACCTTGAAGTGTACCATCAAGTACTTTTTCCCAAGTATCTTGTGCACCCTTTGAAACATATGCAGATACATATACTCCATTATAAAATTTCTTTGTTTCTGGATCAAAATACTTATCTGCTTTAAATGAAATCATTTTGCCTACTGCTAGTGGCTGATGCATTTCTCTAATGTTCCCACGGAATTTTGCAAATGCCTCCATTGATGCTTCTGCTGTTACAATGTCGTCTTGCTTGTCAATATTATCAAGTGATGCAAACCCAGAAACGGTTCTTCTATTCTCATCAACTTTTGAGAATGGCATCGAGAGACGCAAATTTTCCCCATCTGAATTCCAATGGGCTTTGGATATATTGTTCACCATCATATTATAAACCCCTTTTATTCAGATCTCACTATTCGGACAATTCAGACAGTTCAACTAAATCATCAAACTTTCTTCCTTGTCCTTTCGGGTTGCGACCAGCAACCGTAGTAGTGCTATCAGAATTATTGTTTACTCTTTCAGCATCTCTAGCCCTATTGGCTGTTGCATCTGCTGCTTGCTGAGGTTTTAGATCTAATGGCTCATCGCCACCTTCTCTTTGTGGCATGCCCAGAATAGAACGTGCTTCGTTTGGCGTCATGACCTGATTTTTTACATATCTTTCAAGGATTTGAGACTGAGTGATCTCATCAGTAAGCGTCAACTCGTTAAATTTAAACTCAAGAATATCTGTTTTTTCTCTAATTACCTTATTAATCATCTTTTCAAGTTGTGCTTGTGCTGGTCTTGCAACTTGTTCTTTAAATGTTCTATCTTGTGCTAGCGCTGCTGCGATTGCTGACGAGTCTGACCCGCCCAACTTAGAAAGTGGAACCTGGTGTGCAACAAGGATGTCATCACGGTTTTGCTTGCGATACTCTTTAAATGATCCTTCTTGAATTCCAGCCTCAATTGGCTCCATCTTGAATTCAACCTTATTTGTATCGGAATCTGGAGGAAGTGGGATATATAGAGTTCTATGAGACTGCCCCTTAAGGCCTGTCTGTAAGAATCTAAACATCTTATCTTCTGCATCTGCAGACAACTTTGCACCCTTTAATGTTACAACATATCTAGGAACAGCCTTGTTTGAGAAGTAATCAATATTGTATTGTGAAGCCAACTGGTCACCAATAAGTGATGAGATTGCTGACATAATATCTGGAACCCCATAGAATGTGTTTAATGGGGAGTATTGCTTGAAGTGTATAATTTCGTTTGGTCTTGGATCATCAGTTACCATGTTTTGATTTTTTGCCCCAAAGTTTTTAAAGTAAACTGTTTTATTTCCAATGATCTGGATGTATCCATCTTTCAGTCTTCTTACTCTAATTGTAGTTGCTGGTATGTGACCTACGTACCCAATATCTCCACGTGTCGTTCTTCCAATTTCAAGATATCCATTTCCAATTGACTGAACATCTGTGTAAACCTTTTCCATTGTTCCTGTAAAAGAGTCATCATCGTTTAAAGATTCTAGCCAATCTCTCATTTCAATTTTTGCTCTTTCAATTCTCTTTCTTGCACGACCAGTTGCTTCTGAATCTGTTGATGCTTCAAGTTTTAACATTGTTCTTGGAGAAACCTTAAAGTCATACCCAAGCCCTACAATATTTTCAACCTTTGCATCAATTGCTGCATGGTTTGCAAAAGATGTGTCGTAATAGTTTGCTAACTCGTAAACGTTCCATGGTGGAGTGATAACGTCAAAAAGTCCATAAGCATTTCTAAATACGTGCCCTGGGTTTATCTCTTTTGACTTAGCGCCATTAACGCCAACTTTTCCAGAACCAGAATCTTCTAAATAAGAATCTGTAACTTCTGTTTTTGATAGTCTGGCTGCTCTTCGTTTAAAATTATTTGATAGACCCGACAATGTTTTAAGATCATCCCATGATTTATTAAATGGATCACTTGCCACAAAAGCATTTCTTTCATCTTGAATTTGGTCAATTCTTGCACCAACTAGAATATCGTCGTTATCCATTATTCCTCATCCCCATAGAGAGCAATTGTATCTTTTGCTGCTTGGACTGCGCCAAGGTCATTCATTGATGGAATAAGCCCAGACTTAAAGCGATCAACTTGTTCTGAATACTCTTCTTCTGAAACTCTTGTTAACCCTGGAACAAATACTGCTGTTCCTTGTCCGTCATCCCCATAGTGCATTGCTGCTTTCTTTAACTCGGAGATTCTGCCTATGTCGTTTTTCATTGCTGGTATGTTTAGAACAGAGCCAGTGCCATCTGTAAACCACTTACCATCAGACTTTTTATATACGTATAGACCCCAGTCATACATCTTATCAATGACTTGTCGTCTTACATTCTTTACTATTGGCTCGCCAGTTTCGGGGTTAATTAATGAATCCATAACCATTAGTATACCATATTACGTAGAAGTCTGTACTCCTTGTTGCCATCTAACGTCCGAGTTTACAGAATATTGATATTTTCCTACAATTAATGGCAAAGAGTCATCAATAACAAACCTATTTGTACCAATAAATGTCTTATAGAGTGTTTCTGGGTTTACACCGTAAAGGCTTGTCGTAGCAACAACCAAGACTTCATCCCAATTAAAATCTAGGTCCCAGAAGGTCCACTCGTAAAGATCTTCTGGATCATTAGTAACCTTGACTCTAAACCAGGGTCTGGTCTGCAAGTCTCTAACTTCTGAAAGCCTACTTGCATCGTACAGGGATATATTGTTAATTGTTACTGGACCAGATACTGAAAACTTTCCATTTATGCTGTTTAAATTTAAAAGGTCTGAAAAATAAATCCCCAGCATGTCCCAGTGTCCAGCCTGAATTACTGGTTCACGACTAAGTGTTCCGTTAACATAAAAAGCAATTCCACTTTCTACAATTCCTGTAGCAGCATTTACTGCATAAAGTTTTGCACGTTTCCCATCTGAAGTATTTGCAACTAAGAATATATCTATAAACCTAGTACCATTGTCAAAACTTAAGATCTTGACTGGAGAAAATGGAAAAAATTCATAGTCATATCTTAGTGAAAATTGTGCTGCCATTAGGTTATATGTAGATGATTTAGATGCATTAATTGGTATTGCAATTCCTCTGTCAACCCCGCTTTTAAAATCACCCTTTATGGAGATTCCGCTATCTCTTGTTAAGTATAAGTATGGGGTGCTCTTTTTATAAATGCTATACGGGTTTGCAGTTTTGTAATCATAATAAAGTCCAGATTTGGCGTATGGGTATATATCTACTCCAAATTTAGTTCCAACTGGATTAAATCCATCCTCGCTAAAAGATTGTGATGAAAGTTGTAATTGCTTTATTGACATAGGAAGAGAAAGCATTGACCTTGTAATCATGTCAACTGAAATCGATACGGACATATCTTCAAAATTTACATCTGATGGAGGATAAATAATCATACCGTCAACTACTTCGTAGGCCGTGTTTATCCAGTTTGGCCCTGCAATAACTGTTCCATTTTTATTTGGTGCAACCTGAAGGTTATACGCAGAGTCTGGAGTCTGCCCAGCACTCTCTGTATATTCAAAGGTCACTCTAGTTCTTATAGGATTTTCTGATGTGTCATACGAATATGTTTTCTCAGATCTATTTTTTAGGTCTAAATAATCATTATAGTTAGTATAAAGTTGATTATTTAAATAAGCATAACTGTTAAATTCTTCGCTACTATATGCCTGCTTTAAGTCCTCATACTTCCAAGACCCAAGGCTTTCTACTGTAACAAATTTGCTTGGAGAAGGAACGGAAATATTAAACTGTAAAAAATCAAGGTCATAATATGAATCCCCGTATGAGTCGTTTACGTATTTGCCAAAATAAGTTAGTGGCAAGGTGGTCTTCCAATATCCGTGGCACCCAATATCAATTTTAAAAAGACCCATGAAATATTGCGGAAGCAAAGAATATGAACTTACTACTGACCCAATTCTTGAAGATACATAAGAAGATACATTTCCTCCATCTACCAGATTTGCCCAGAAAGCAGTGTTATAAAATTCTGCGTCATAGTCAGTCTCGCCCACATAGGGCCCTGATGTGTAGTCTGCAAAAACGTTTTCGTAATCTAGTGGAACACCCTTGTCTGAAAATCCATAAGATACTAGGTCTAGAGTATCTTTGTTTGCAAAATGAATTCCAAAGATTTTTCCACTAAAAGTATTTGTAAACTCTTTTGTTCCACCAACATACACTGACAGTGAAGCCCTGTTGCCAAATAATGTTGCTGCATCGCTTCCAAAAGCATCTCTAAATTTATCAATACTTATTCCAGCAATAAAGGGGGATCCAACAAGGACTCCTTCTGCAGAATAGGCTACTGAAATGTTTCCTCCATTTTTAAACTTATACTTTAACGATTCTCCAACTAACTCTAAAGAAAAATAATTACCGCTAGACGAGTCTTCAATCCTAATTAAAACCTGAGCCTGAGTTTTGTGTTCTGCAATCTTGAATACCCCATACACGGCCTCTGTTCTATCTGTTAAAATGTTTAGTTTGTCAAAATGAATATATCCATTAGTGGATGCCCAATCAACTGAAGGCCTAATCGTTAAAAAATTTCCATCGTTGTCATTTTGGATTGTAGAGTTAGCAAGATAGAAATCATCATAACTTTTATTAGAAAAAACAAAATCTGGCAACCTATAGTTTGGCGTTGAAAGAGTGTTGTTTGTTATTGACAGGTTTGTAAAATATCCACTTGCCCAAGAGCCTTGATCTGGGTAAGAATAGTTATTTGTATATTTAGAAAATGGATAGTCAATTACGGTTGAAGTTCCTCCATATGAAGAATTTAAAATTTCTGGGTACTCCACTCCTTGACCATAAACAAATCTTCTTTTTGCAACTAGGGCTGGGACCTTGTACGGATATATAGCAATTGCGTCAATATCAAACTGAGTTATCTCGGTGTATGAATAAAATCCAATCCAGTCATTATCAAAATAAGTGCTACCTATTTTTGAGGTTTTATCTGGAAAAGTAATTGTGTCAATGTCGATAGATATTGAAAT